TGGATAGGTTGGATATCCGATACGAATACGAAGTAACCGCTGAGTCGCAAAGTCCCTCAGATCGTAAATTTACTTTTTGAAGTAAAAGGGTTAAAACGTCTTTAAAAAAATATTTAAAAAATAATTTATCAATAAAACAGGCGAGGCTTGCCGAGCCATAGGAGATTAAAATGTATACAGAAAATTGTTCACATTGTCTTGGTAGTGGGGTTATAACAGCACTGCGCTATAAAACTATGAAACGTGAAACAAAAACCTGTGAAAAATGCAATGGTGCAAAGGTTATTAATTACAAAAGTAGCCCAGAATTATTAGCAAGAAAAAGAATGGAAAGAACTGCGCGTAGGAAAAAAGCAGTGATACCTACAAGGTGGGTTCCACCCGAAAAAATACCAGAAGAATATGATTACGACATTTAAACTTTATTTAATAGAACTGTAGGAGGTTCACATGATATTAATACCATCAGAATCTAATCATAAACAAGCATTGAAAATGGCAACCAACAAAGCGTTTAATAGTAAGACGATGCTTAAGAAAGGTTCAGGACAATATGCAGGTAATTTAGCAGAATTGGTTTTTAGGGATATATTAAATGATCGATTTTTTGAACACGAATATACTGCATCTACTAGCTACCATTTTGATTTTAAAATAGGTAAAGCAACTGTTGACTTGAAAGCTAAACAAAGAACGGTTGAGTGTTTGCCAACTTATGACACCCACGTTAATCTCTATCAGAAAGACTATCCCTGTCATTATTATATTTTTGCAAGTGTTCTCATACCAAAAGGAGAAAAGTTAGCTTCTAATGTTAAATTTATGGGGTGGTGTAGGAAAGCTGACTACTGGAAAACGTGCGTTATAAAAAGAAAAGGGCAAAATTCAGATGGGCTAATTGAGCGAGAGGATGGAGGAAAGAAGAAGTATTATGATCTTAATCCTATTGAATCTTTTTTGGACAATATAGAAACTCATTTATATCAAAAAGCATTTGGGGAAATTTAATGATTCTTAATAATGGCGAAAACTGGCAACCAGAAGATACTGACGTTATTGCTTGGCAACGCGCCTTCCCAAAGGTCGATGTAAATCAAGAACTGATGGCAATGGAATCTTGGTTAGATGCTAATCCAACTCGCAGGAAAAAACCCACAGGCATTAAACGCTTTGTTAACTCTTGGTTATCTAGATCACAAGATCAGGGTGGAAGCTCCCCTATTGCTAAAAAATATAACAAGCCTGATAGCATAAGAGCCAAAACTTTAGAGATGCAAATGGCTGATGTCACTTGGGTCGATCCTGATCAAATGCAAATGATGAAGGAATTCTACTTGAATAAATTTGGTTACTATTATGATGGAGAAATACATGACCGCATCTAGTCAAGCAAGGCAAATACGATATGAAGGTAACAAGCCTGAATTGGTGCATGGTCGATACTACACGATTAAAAGATTGGCTGAGATAACTGGCCTATCAGATACAGCTATTCGATACAGGTTGAACGGTAGTGACATCTGCACAGATGATGAGTTGGTTAAAAGTCATTGCGGTAGAACACTGCGTAAAAAGAAGGTTGAAGTGACTACAACGCTATCTCAGAAATGGCTGACGCGGAAGTTAGTATGAGTCAGGGAGATTTTATTAGGATAGGCAACTTGCTTGAGATAGAGAAGCGGTTGCCTCATCTCATTAAACGAGTTAACGAGTGGGACTATGCACGACCTCTTTGTATAACCCTAAAGCCTTACACTAACCCAAGAAGCCTAAATCAGAATGCTCTGTTCCATGTGTGGTGTAAAACCATGTCTGAAAAGTTTATTGAAAAAGTTCCTACTGCTACCCCTGAGAATATGAAGTTGATGATGAAACAAAGGTTCTTAGGTGCAGAGGATATTAAAATAGGTAAGACAGTAATTAAGAATCAGGTCAAGCACTCAAGCGACCTTGATGTAGGCGAAATGGTACACTTCATGGATAACGTGTATCATTGGGCTAGGGACAACGGAATATTATTAGAAGTGCCACAAAATTCCGAGTATCAAAAGCTAAAAAACCAACAGGAGAGTTGAATGATCAAGGCTGACCCCAGAACGCTCATAGAATTTACAACGACAGATAGACAAAAAGAAGTAGTCAATGCCGTTATTAAAAATGGCTCTGCTAAAAAAGCCGCTAAAGAATTAAATTGTGACAGACGAACCGTCGATAAAATGATAGTTCGCTTGGAAAAGATAGCCGCATCCAATGGCGTAGCCCCTCATAGAGATTTAACTCACCAAACAGCAGAAGGATTCCAAGCCAAGAGAATATCAACGGCATACAAGGAAGATGGCTCAGTTGCCCTACAGTGGGTTATTCAAGAGCCAGACAAGCAAAGCCTACAGCAACGCCTTAATTATATGCTAGAGGGCATTAAGGATGATCTAACAGGCTTTAAAAAGGCAGTTAAACAACCTGCAAAAGTAAACGCTGATTACCTAGCAATGTATATTATAGGCGACCATCATTTTGGGATGCTTGCTGATAGCGAGACTAAGCTAGATGATGATGATTGGGACGTAAAGATAGCAAGCCAAATCCTATTAGACTCAACTGAGCGATTAGCCAATAGAGTTGGTGATGCTGAGATTGGTGTGCTGTTAAATGTAGGTGACTTTTTTCATGCAGATTCGAGCAAAAATGAAACCACAGCAGGGACAAGGGTAGACGTAGACACGCGTATAGGTAAGACGTTTAAACTGGCAGGAAGGCTTTTTCAAATCCTTGTAGAAAAGATGCTTAAAACCCATAAGAAAGTTGTGGTTATCAATGTCAGGGGTAATCACGATTCTGACATGGCTTGTCACCTATCTAGCTGTCTGGAAATCATTTACGACAACGAGCCAAGGGTTGAAGTCTTACAGAACTACTCTAAGTTTATACATTACCAATGGGAAAATAATCTATTCGTATTTCATCATGGCGATAGAATTAAGCATGAGCAGATTCTACAAACGGTTATTAAGAATCTTGATGATCAGTGGAGTCAATCTAAAAACAGATACTGTCACTTAGGTCATATTCACCACCATATAGCTAGAGAGGTGGGATCGATGCATTTTGAACATTGGGGATCGCTGACTTCTACAGACCAGTGGCATTCGGATTCAGGCTATGGCGCAGAGCGTTCTATGACTGCTGTGGTTTATCATAAAGATCATGGTGAGGATTCTAGAGTTAAGATAAAGGTTGGGAAATGAGTAATGTTATTAACTTGCGTTCAGGGACAATAACTCTTAACAAGCTGTACTGTGATTGTGGGCAGTCTCTTGAGTACTGGCTTGGGGATGATGGTTGCGGCTACGGTATTTGCCCTCGATGTGATCTACATTGGCCTGAACAAATTACAGTCAAAGGAGAAGAAGATTGTCAAAAGCACTAGATATGCAAATAGGCGGTGATCATTACGCCAATAAAAAGATACAACCCATCGAATATATTATGGCTAATGACCTAAATTTTTGTGAGGGCAATGTCGTCAAGTACATTACTAGGTGGCGCGAAAAGGGTGGGGTAGAATCACTACGGAAGATAAAACACTATGTAGACTTTTTAATTGAGGAAGAAATAAATGGCAAAGAGGAAGAAATCTACGGTAGCGCAGGAAGTCGAGAAAGCCGCAAAGTTGCTACAACGATTAGTTAGATTAAAGGCATCAGACGATAACGGCTTTTGTCAGTGTGTGACTTGCGGCAAGATAGATCACTATAAGAATATGCAGGGCGGTCATTTTTACAGTAGACGACATACAGTGTTTAAACTTTTTGAAGAAAATATCCATGTGCAATGCCCTGCGTGCAATCAGTGGGGTATGAAAACAACAAAGATTCAGGAGGCTTATCGCATCTATATGGAAGATGTGTACGGTGTAAGGCGCATCAGGGCAATGCAACGGTTAGCTTGGAGGGCATCGCCTAAGTTTAACCGCGATGAAGTCATAGCTTTTCAGCGCGATTTGAATGAAAGAATACAAGATGAAGTATTTAGAATCGGGGATTATTAAATTAATTTAATATTTATAAACAAAAAGGTTTACATTTAGGGGTAGATAGTATTTAATGTACTTACATTCAATAAAACAAGGTAATAAATTATGATATTTTACACGCGAAAAAATGTAATCGGATACTTGGTAGATGTTATGGGGTACAAGCGGCAAGACCTAGATATAGAGTTTTCCCCTACTCTCACAGACATGGCTATCAAGCACGATCAGGAATGGTCTTGGATTTCTTTGATTCCAACTTTAGACGAATACATAGCTGATCCTGACGGCTGTGCTGAATGGATTTGATAGATAAAATAATATACCGCCCCTTCGGGGCAATCAATTA